ACATCCGAACAGATTAAACCTCCAAATGGGGCTGCCAATTTAGATTTTTTTAGTCAAATAATGCACATGTTAGTACACCACGGACAGGTATTATTTACAAGTTCTTTGATAATATTTGTACTAACCTTCTTATCGTGTATGATAAACAACTTAATATTTAAATAAATCCATTTAAAAAAAATAATTATAATAAATTAAAATGTATAGAATTATTCCGCTTAGAATGTTAAGAAGAACAAAAGGTGTTAAATTTGATGAAATGGTGCCATCTGATATACCAAAGATTAGTGGAATAGACCGCGTTATTCATGGACCTAATTCTATATCACCTGGACCAATCGAAGATCCAGATATTGGATCAGTACCTGTTAAACGACAGTGGTACATGCATCCGGGTCAAGATGATAATCTTTTAGTTTTACAAGGTACTAGATACATTGATATATTTGATCCAAAAACTAAAACAAAGGCGTCCTTCATCGTAACTCCAGATAAAGTTTATAAAAATGATAAATTGTATTATGATGGTCCAGCTATGGTCGTGTGGCCAGCGGGGATATTTCATAGAATTATAAGTGGGGTAGAAGGAAGTATTTCTGTAAATCTTTCTGCTAGAACAGATAAGTTTGATATTAATGATAATTTCAATATTTACAATTTATGTACAAATACCGGGGATTATACACTTTTAAAAGAAGGTCACGAAGATCAGCCAGATTTTGGATATGTTTATCCTAATGAAGAAATTAAATCTCTTTTCAAAGATTCTTAAATAATATATAAAATCGTGTTTAATTTTACAAAAATTTATATATTATAACTGTAAAATGTTAAGGACTTACGATAGCGCATTAATAATTGATAGTCAGAAATTTAATAAAGTTGTGAATAAACTAAGAGATTTTTTTAGAAATCTGGGGTTTATTGAAGTACATGCACAAAATAGGCTATCAATTCTCGCGGCTTGTGAAGATCCTTTTAATTTAAAAACTTTTGATTATGCGGGACAATTATGGCCATTGCCTCAAACTTCGCAGATGTGGTTAGAATATGAAATACTTAAAAATCCGGATGTTCCTGGTTATTTTTCAGTTTCAACTTCTTATAGAAGCGAACCCAATCCAGTCCCCGGACGACACGATTTAATATTTCCAATGTTCGAGTTTGAATGTAAGGGAGACATGGATGATTTAGTCCGCATTCAAAAAGATTTACTAACACATCTTGGTTATACATGTGATTTTTATGAAAACGATTACACCTATATTGCGGAAGAATTTGGCGTAACCGAGTTAGAGCACGAGCATGAGGAAAAGTTGTACACAGATAAGTCCCCGGTTGCATTCATTAAAAATTTTCCAGAATTTACATCTCCTTTTTGGAACATGAAAAGAAACACGGAAAATGATACAGGTAAGAAAGTAGATGTAATTCTTTCGGGTATGGAAACATTTGGTTCGGCCGAAAGAGAATGTGATGTAAATATTATGAGAAATCGTTTTGAAACTATTATGAATGGAGACTACCGAAAGAAATTAATTCAGTTATTTGGAGAAGAACGCGTAGAATCCGAATTAAAAGAATACTTTGAATTAAGCTTTATACCCCGTGTTGGGACTGGAATTGGTGTAACTCGTTTGATTAAGTCTATGGAAAAGGAAGGTCTACTTTAAAAAAAGGGCATCTTTGTATTAAAACTCATGGAGTGTTCGTGCATAAAAACATTATCTGGAAATTCAGTTCTATAATCTCTCCAAAAATCATTCGTTATATTTAATACATCAAGTTTTCTAACTGGTTTCATTATTTCGTCTTCATTGAATGTTAAGGAAAGTGGTATAGAAGATTCTCTGAAAAAACACTGATAATTAGATTTAACAGCAAAATCTTTAGTCATTTTAATTAAATTTAGAGGTTTTCCAGTGAAACTTAGAATTTGCTTATTTTTTGAAATTACATCATAATTAAGCTTATCCTGGATATAACTGAATTTAATTTTACCATTTGGTCCTCTTATTCTATTTATGGGATCCCACTGAAGAGCGTTTGTAATACAATCAAGCACTATAAAATGAAAATTTTTATCAGATTGTGCAATTGTCATTATTTCTAATCTAGACCCTTTCATCCAAAAAGAATCTATATTATAACAATTAAATAATAATTTATGTTGAACACAATCATTATCATCTGAAATTTTAATTTTAGCAAGCTTCATGCCGGGGGGTAACATATCTTGTATTACATTTTGATTTAAAATATTATAGCTTAGCCATAAAGAATATGGTTTGATCTTTAAATTTATATTTCTCATTTATATTTTAATAAAAAGATATGTTTAAATTAATAATAATAATGTTAAATTTAATAATAAGTATTTTTGCTTTTTTAGTGATTCCTAAAAATGTAATATTACATTTACAAAAAATCCCAGATGGAATAACCCACACGGGTGTTTCTTTTCAGACTCCTTTTAAAACAAGGAGATATGATTTTAGAGCATTTAATGAAAATTGTACATGTATGACGACAGGTTTAGATCTCCAAGATCCAAGAGTTATTTTCCCAAATATATACGACGAAGGGTTTGATGCAAAAACAAAAGAATACATCGAAAATTTTTTTACACAAAAACCAGAAATAATAAAGCTTGATGTTAAATTGGGTACTACATTAAAAACATTTGATGAGATAGAAATGTATTCTAATGAAATAAATAATAGATATATATTTTGTTTTTACGATTGTAGACACTATGTAGATAAAATGACAGTATGGGCGGGGGTTGGTCATATACCAATATGGAGATTAAGTAGGTACTTTGAAGAAAATAAAGATATTATCGAAGTTAATTAAAATCTTTTAATGCTTTTTTATTAAAATATTGCTTATTATCAAATGATAAAGGTAAAGAGTTTTAAGAAACTTAAATCTGGTAAGAAAAAGTATGAAATTACATTCGAGAAAAACGGGAAGACTTATTTGCGTAAATTTGGCGCCGCCGGAATGTCGGATTTCACAATCCATAAAGATCGCGAAAGAAGAGAAAGATATATTTCTCGTCACAAGAAAGATCTTAGAACAGGAGATCCAATGAAACCCGGATATTTATCCATGTATATTCTCTGGAATAAACCAAGTCTAAAGGCCAGTCTTGCTGATTATAAACGTAGACTTAATGTTTACAATAGAACAGGTAAATTTCCAACTGGTATTTCTGGGAGTAAAAAGTTATCATTTGGGACAATAATTCCATTTGAAGAAACAAGTCTTAGAAAATTGCCAACAGATCTTCAAAAATTAATTCAAAGAGATGTATCGTCTTCTGACATCCAAAGAATACAAAGAGGCAGAAATGTAAGAAAAATACCTGCTAATATGATGACTAAAAGATTTCTTGAGCAACTTCTTTGGAGAATGAATGCTGAACATGAATCTCCAGAGTATGCAAATGAACAAATGACATCAGACTACGGAGAGCCTTGGCTTATTTTAAATCCAGGTAGAATAGAGACGGCGCAATGGCTTTATTACGCGGCTAATATATTAACAGCTAAAGATTTTAATGACGACGATCTCTGGTATTTATGTTTAGAACACGTTGTTGATGAATTTGTTGATTTAGACCCAGACATCAATCTATATCAGGGTCAAATAGCTGCAAATATAACAGCATCTCAGGACAATGTAGAAGTACTTTTGGATAAAATAGGACATTACGTAGACTATGATGAACCTAGATGGTACAACAGGGCTTTAGCTTGGCTTCAAGAAGAATATGCTACTGGAAATGCTTTTGGTAAGAAAGGAGGCTCTAAGATACCGGATAATGTAATAAATAAAAAATTATACGCTTCTATAAAAGCCAAAATCAAAAGATCTACAAAAGGAAGAAGATGGGGTGCGTATGATTCGGGAAGACTTGTAAGAGAATATAAAGCAGCCGGAGGAGGTTACACTGGTAAAAAGGGAAAAACAGATCTAGGAAGATGGTATAAAGAAAAGTGGGTAGATGCATGCGCTTGGCCAAAAAGAAAACCATGTGGAAGAAAAACAAAAGAAAAGATAGCTTATTGCCGCCCAAGTAAACGTATAGATTCAAAAACACCAAAACTTGTGCAACAGTTAACAAAAGCTCAAATAAAGTCTAGGTGTGCAAAAAAGAAAAAATCTCCTATGAAACGCGTAACTAAATTCGGAGCAACACAAGAAATAGTAGACAAAATGAGACAACAGATGTATAATCAAATCGTGGCATCAAGTGGGGTTGAAAATGCTATTTCTAAAAGATGTAAAAGAGGATTTCAAGATTCTTTCTGCCAAAGCATATTTACAGATTTACTCTTATCAATTTATTACACTATAGTTAAAAATTCAGTATTAACCGACAATAGAAAGCAAAACATCTCAGAAATGGAAAAGTTTATACCAAATAATTTCAAACCAACCTTATTAAAAATTAATAAATCTCAATTTTCAAAGATAGATGAAATGTTATATTCTTTACAAGATCATACATATGGTACTTTTAAAAATGCAAGAGTGGCAAGTTTAATTTATGAATACATCCATGTTAAGTAATTAAACTCAAACAATGATAAATTATAAATTATTAATTATTAATTATTGTTTTGGTTATAATATTTTACTTTATTTGTTTTCTTAGTTTCCAATTTTCTACACATTCTTTATAAGTTTTTCCATTCATATCATTAAATCCAATGACAGTGCTTAGCTGTTTAAACAAACTTTCACTCATTGGATAAGCGTCTGTTTCTATATTTTCTTCAAAATTATCATTGGTCCCTGAAATAGAAACGCTTGTATACTTCTCGTCGTCCATACTTTTTTACTAACTATTTGTTAACTTTATATTAAATTAAGAAGCAGCTCTTATAAGATATATTTTTCCAGAGCTTGCATGATCATAGTAAACAGCACCTGGTGCATTCCATTGCCACGCCGGATTTCCTGCCCAGCCCCTGCTATTTGGATTCCACATATTTGTAACAGCTCTGCAATCTCCTCCGCATTGAGCAGCACTTAGTGTACCTCCTAATGCTACTTTGTCTTTATTTCTGAGATAATCTCCCTTTGGTTGATACAAACTAGAAGCAGAGCTTGCTGCTGTAGATATCGCGGCACTTTTTGCGGTTGCGATTTGTTGCGTTAGAGAGGTTTTTGTATCATTTATAGACTTGGTAAGATCAGACTGCATCTTGGATATATAATCGTTAATATTTTTAACGGTGTTATCTGATAAAATTATATCTCCACCTTGAGTAATCCCGACTATTCTACCACTTGTGTTACTCCCTGTTATCATAGAGAACTCTGGTTTGAATACTAAAATAGAAGCAATTAGTATAGCTATAGCAATTCCTATGTAAATTAAAATTGTACGCATTGTTTATTAATATAAAAATATATTTTATTTTAATATAAAATGGAAGATGTCATACCAGCTCTTGGTGCTGGAATAATTTCAACTATAATTTGTAACCCGTTAGATACTCTTAGATTAAATTATCAACTAAATAATAAGATACATTTCAATGTAAGATACTTATACAGAGGAATAAGTTATGGTATAATAGCTGTACCATCTTTTTGGACAATTTATTTCCCATTTTATAAAAAACTCAAAGAGACCGATTTACCAAAACCTATTGCATCTTATGTTTCTTGTTGTACGGCAAGTACGTTCACTACGCCTTTTTGGGTTTTACGCCAGAGATTACAAACCGGAAAAACTTTAGAAAACATGAATATTTATAAATGTTACAGAGGTCTTTTTCCTACATATATTATAAACTTAAATTTTACAGTTCAAGTTCCTCTGTATGAATATCTTAAAGATAGATCAAATAATTCTACCTTTAATACATTTTTAAACACTGCAATATCAAAAACAGTTTCAAGTTGTGTATTTTATCCAATTGATACAATTAGAGCTAAACTAAGAAATTCTGACTGTATTAAAAATATGAGAATTGTAGACTACTATAGAGGCATCAGTATATATCTTCTTAGAAGTATACCTTATCATGCTACTGTTTTTTGTTCATTTGAGTTTATAAAAAATTTGATATAACTCATAGCTTGTAGATAACAATCGGCTAGATCGTCTTTCTTTTTATGCTTTTCAAAAAAAGATTCATGGGTAGTTATTAGTTCTCTTGCGTGAACAATTCCTAAATTTTTATTTTGTCTATATTTATCTTTACTTTTGTGTTCTATTTTAGTATCACAACACTTAAGTTTGTACTTAGCTGGATAAAATATTACTTTACAGTTTTTAGATAGCTCGTGTTGTATTCTTAATACAAAATATACATATAACGCGGTTGATATATTTCTCATCTTTGGATTGAAAGACGGCTGTTTTTCCAGTAGAACTATATCAGCTTCAGTTAAATATTCTAGTGAATCTATTTCTTGTATAACTCTTAGTGTTTCATTTTCTCCACTACAATCTAAGATATTCCAATCAAGTATACATTTACTTTCTGATTCTATCATACAGTATGCTAAATTTTTAATACCAATGTCGAAAGAAAGTATAATCATTAATATTAATTATATAGTTTTATTTTTTAAATCTATTAATCTCCTGTGCAGTAGAATCTTTTTCTATAAACTGTTTCAAAAAAATCAGGGTAATAATCAAATTCATAGTTGTCATCACTGTAGTATTCGTCGGTCTGTGTATTATTGTCTATAAGACTCCTAGAAAGCTCAAAATCTTCATAAATTTGTTTATCTTGAAAACAAGAAAATAAACAGCCCATTATTTGTTTATATTGATGAGAGGTTTTATATCTACAAGTTGATTTTTCTTTTTATTTGGGTTTTTAATACCGTTTATATCATTTATGTCCCATGATATAAAAATTTTATCGTTACCCAATATTACTGTGCAAAACCCTTCTTTTTTAAATGTATAATAGATAAATGCCGTAATGTCCGCTACGTTATAGACTGGTGCACCAAAAATATAAGAAGGAACCGTATAGACACATCTCATTTCTCCGTGTTTTGCCAAATGAGTTATTTTTTCTGTAAGTTTATTTAAAATGTCTTGTTTAAGTGCTACATAACGAGAGTGTTGTCTCTTTTGTAAATTTATAACTTCTTTTAAAGAAGACATCTATAATATTATAAAAGAATTTAAACTATTTAAAAAAGCGTAGGTTCTTTCTTATCGTCTTCATCATCGGAGACTTCTTCTTCAGAATCATCTTCTATTTCTTCTTGTTTATTTATCTTAAACGCATTGTCTTTCTTATTTTTAAGATCTTTAAAATCTTCAATTTCTGGATCAGGCTCTTGTTCTGGTTCCAGATCTTCTTCTGGTTTATTAAATGGTAATTCATCTTTTAGAGTACCTGGTTCTATTTTTTTAGAAATAGGCTTCTGGATAGGTATTATAGGTATATTTTTCTTAACATCCGCGTCGTCATCAACTTCTTCATCTGAATATTCATTTAAGTCTGGTTCTTGCTCTACTATATCTTCGTTATCAGGATAAGCCGGTTCTTCTTCATCAAAAACCCCTGATAGATATTCATTTAGAATGTATTCTATAGGTATTTGATTTGCTATTGTTTCATTTATAGACGCGTTTATTATTTCAAATATTTTAGTTTTATTGTCTTCTATTATACCCGGTGTATAATAAATACATTCAGAACAATTGATTATTATTTTATGTAAAAATGTATTTAAATTTGGTACTTTTATTTTAACAGATTTATCGTCGCTCTTGAGTCTAACACATGCTAAAATCTTAACATGACTAACAAAAATAGCTGTTACCAAGTCCATCAAATATGGATATTTAGAATTAATAGAGTGTAGTTTTTCATCAAGTTTAAAACTTGCCCAATTTGGAACAGCTTTTAGTTCTTTTTGAAAGTTAGAGTATGAAACAAGTCTACGAATATTATTTTTTTGAGACTCTGTGTATATCTGTTTAATTATGTCATATATACCACCCTGTATAGTAGATATCAATTGTTTTGTATATTCTTCTTTTGCTGCAACTAATACATTAACATTAAGGGTTTCAGCCATGTTTATAAGATATAATTATTTTTAAAAGTTCAATTTAAACTTCAAAAAAATAATTATATAATTATATAATTATAATTATAAATATGTGTACTATCTCTAAAAAAAGAGTGAAATGGAGCATAGAACCTGAATTTATAAAACAGATTAAGACATCGTTGAATAACGACAAGGATGAAAGAGCCGGGGTCCTTCTGTTTACCGACACTAATTGTAAAGATGGAGTTTGTGATAAAACAAGCACTAAATTTAGGATAAATAAAGGAAACGGAGCGAGTGTATATACACCAAGTGGTATTATAAATTTTCATACTCATCCAAGAAGTGCTTATTTAGGCGAAAACGCTGTTTATGGTTGGCCATCTGGGGAAGATATGCGTCAGTGTATAAATTTTGCAAAAGATAGAACATTAATTCATATAGTATTTACCCTAGAGGGCGCTTATATAATCAAGATCAATAAAATACTTAATGAAAAAGATGCAAAAATAATGGAAGAAATGTTTAAAAACACACACGTTTACAGGAGCGCAAATCAAGCTACACAATTAAAAAATTTCAGGGAAACCTTTGGAATACCAGGAAAGACTACAAAAGAAATATGGTTAAAACTTGCAAATGGCCTAACATTAAATAAATTATACATGTTACATAATTTAATTAATGATAAAAGATTGAAGGTACCTGATAATAATGAGAATATTTTTGAAGTAAGTTTGTCACCTATAAATAATACATTAACTTTTAGTGCTAATTATATACCTGAAAAATGCCATATAATGAATTTTAAGAACAATTGATCTTCTGGGAAAATTCTTGATCTACTTTAATTATTTCAAGTGTTTCATAAAAGTTAATAAGTAATCCATTTGAACAACCAGTGTTTTTAAGATACTTTCTGAGTTGCATTATTTCCTTTGAAGCAAGCCTAGAGTTTTGAGACTTTAATTCTAGTATGTATTCTATATTTCTCATTTTATCATATATAACAATGTCTGCTCTTTCGAAACCTACATAAACGCCTTTATAATGTATAGGAATCATAACTTCTGTTTGAACAAGATAACCACATAAATTTAATTCTACATATAGAGCAAATTGATATATATTTTCTCTATAATGGTTTCCAAGTTCACTTTCTACTGTACGTATACACTTTAGTATTTCTTCCATAATAAGTTAAATAAATATTGTCTTTAAATTATTCTTTTCTGGATCTTTTTTTACAATCTTCTAGTGTTTTATCTAGAAGTCTTTTGTTCCAATTAGCCTTTTCGTGTCTAGCTTCATAATAGTATTCATTATCAGAATCATTTTCATTGAAATTTTCAGGTACATTCATTTTATAATTCAACATTTGTTTTAGAATGTCTAGATATTCTGGATGAAAACTTGTATCTTTGTTTCCGTTAAATGTAATTGTATATTTTTCATTTGTTAACCAATCTTCGTGGTAATTTTCGCACATCTTAAGATACTCTTCTGTTATAGGTGTTTCTCCTGGTCTAGATCGCTTCAACACCCTAGAATGACAATTTTTAAAATCTGTTTTGATATAAATGTAAAAAAAACTAGGAAGATCTTCTAGAAAATGATCAAACCACTTATTATACGATTGAAATTCTATTTCATTAATTTTTCCAGAGTCGTATAACATTCTAGCAAATACATTATAATCAGAAAATACAGATCTTTCCATTATGATAGTGTCATCGCTTTTAGCTTTTTTAATTGCTTTTTTTAGATTTACAAGCCTTGATATATAAGCAGTCATTTGAAAACAATAAGAATATTTTTCAGGGCATGTATAAAAGTGTTCTAACAGATTACCATCTTTGTCTTTAATATTTTCCCAATCTTCAACTGGTTCGTCCACAAATATAACATTGGCATGGTGTGGTTTGTTGTAGTATTTTGAAAAATGATCTTTTAGATATTTACAAAATGTAGATTTACCAGAACCAATGTTACCCTCGATTGAAAAAATCATTATTATAATTATTAATACATTTTATCTTTATAGCGTTTTAAAATAGACAGATTTCGTCTAATTTTTTTGACAATGGGTCCCCATCTATTGGGTTCTCATGATCTGGTAAGTCTTTTATCGTGTATTCATCAAATTTAAAAACCTCTTCTTGTTCTTTTGGTTTCTTAATCTTAAATTGAGAAATCTCCCATCTAATAAAGAAAGAATGTTTAGTATATACAACTGCGCTACATTTTAGTAGTGTTATGCCTTCTATCTCTGAAGGAAGATCCTCTACATTCACCTGATCTCTTTTTGTTTCATAAAAATAGGTATCTTCGTCATAAAAACAGTGTAATACATTATTAATAAGAGCCTCTTTATAAATAGATTCACAATCTTCCGCGTTTATTTCTTTACCAAAGAAATCATTACTTTTTTCAGATGTAATTTCTATAACAGCTTTTGAAACTTCTCTTATAAAATTAGCAGTCTCTTCATCGATTACAAGCTTTGCTTTGTTTTTATCTTTATTTAATGTAAGAGTATTTTTACCCACTTGTAAGCTTATTTCAGAATTTTTATACATTACCTTTGAATAATAAACATTTTTATTAGTATTTACCGGATCGTAGACTTCAATTTCGTCTTTAACAGTACCCATATTTTAATTATCTTTTATATTTTAATTAAAATAATGGAACGAATGTTTTATTTAACAAGAAGTAAGCTTTTAAGATTAAATTGACCTTTATCGCATGTAAAAGAACATATCATTTTCCCCTCCTTTTTAATATTTTTAACATTAATCAATTTACTATTTTCATCATAAAATTTATTAGTTTCTGTTAAATTTACTATAATATTTTCATTTCTCATACAATCAGATGCAATATCTGTTATTTTAAATAGTCTATCTATATATCCACATATGTTCATAAATAAATTATGAGACTCAGAATGTTTATTTATATTTAAATATAACAAGGTTTCTTTTAAATTATACATTATAATAGGGCTTTTAATTTCTAATGTTTCTTCTTTATTCTTAATTGAAAAATCTTCGCATAATCTTAAGTCCAATAAATTAATTTTTTTATAAGATAGCATCTTACTTATATAACTATAAATTAATTTATTAGCATTAACGTATAATTTATACGATTATGTATACATACCAAATGGAAGAGAATCTTGTTTCCCCTTTTTATTTTCTATAAAAATATCTAAAGCTTCTTTGAATTCATCTATAGATATATTATATAAATTTTCCTTTCCAAAATTATTGCGAGCATTTATGAATATAGCTTTTTCTATTATATTATTGATGTCTCCGCCGTTTCCAGTAAATAAAGATAAATTTGGACTTATAAGTTTAATTAAATCATCTTTTTCACAGCTTGTTTCCCATTCTTTTTCTTCTATGCATTTAAAATAAATCTCAGACAATTCTGATGCTGTATAATTTTCAATGGTAAATGTCCATGGAAATCTTCTTCTAAGACCGGGATTTAAAGAAAAGAAACACGAATCTAATTCCTTTTTATAACCGGCTATTATACATATTATTTTATCTACATTTTCTGTTAAATACTGGTTAATTGTATCGACACACTCTTTTGCATACATATCTTCTTGACCAGAATTTGAACCAAGAGAATAAGCCTCGTCTATTAACATTACACCATTTTTACATCTATCGAGAGTTTCCATTGTTTTAATAGTTGTACCTCCGAGGTATTCAGAAATTAAATCCACGCGCCTAACAACATTAAACTTTGTCTTTTTAAATATTCCCAATTTTGAATAAATTTTAGATAATATATGAGAAACCGTTGTTTTACCAGTCCCCGGTGGTCCTTCTAGTACAGTATGTAGCATTACATTTTCATCTATACCCTGTACAAAATACAGTATTTGATCTATTAATTGAGATTTTAATTTTTTAAGACCTATCATGTTATTAAGGTCTATTAGATCTTGAAGTATATTAGGTAAAACATCCATCTTACTTGGGTAAAATCTACGATACCTCCTTTTTGGTAATTTTTTTTCTGAATAATCTTTTATCATTTC